GGTGTCGATCCGGAGCAGAAGCTTCACCGCGTGTTCCAGAGCAGCGTGCATGGTGGGGCGCGACGGGTTCTCCCGGCGGAGGATGTGCGTCGTCCCCACCGCGCACACCACCGGGACGACGAGGAAGTCCCTCCGGCACCGTCGCACGAAGAACTCCCCGTACTCCCCCAGCACGTCCCACCTGTCGGGCATCCGCCCTTCGACCGACCAGAGCCAAACAAGCGACGCCGCGATGTAGATGCCGCCATACACGGCATATGCCCGCCCCGCGAACTCGACATCGACCCGCGTCAGCAGCCACGCGAACAGCACGAGACTCGCCACACCCGGCACCAGCCACAGCATCGACGCATTCAGCCGTGCGACCGCCCAGAGCGCAAAGCACCCCGCGATCTCGGCAATCGCCGCAGCGGCGTAAATGGCGAGCGTTGTCATTTGCATTCCCCTGTAATGCCCTCTCCCCATTCCTCTCAATGGGGAGAGGGTTAGGGTGAGGGGCAGCTGCCAGCGCTGCAACCAGTATCTGCCACTCAAGCCCCGCCCCGGCGTCTGGGGAAGGGATTAAATCGCCGCGAACGTCAGCTCGCCAGCCGACTCGAGCGCGATCTCGAACGCTACCTCGCCGTCGTGCCGCCCGGTCAACTCGAACGACCCGATATGAAATGCGCCTTCAACAGTGCCGAAGTCCGGGATGACCACCTGCCAGTCGCGGATCGTGCCGTTGAAAACATAGCCGCGCACGATCTCGTCCGAGGATGCATCCTTGAAAATGCCGGCGCCCGTCAGCCGCGCCGACTTCACGCCCGCACCGGCCAGCAGTTCGCGCCACTGCCCCGCGCTCTCGGCATGGGTCACGTCCACAGACTCCGCGTTGAATGCGAGCGTGCGGGTCCGCAGTCCCGCAATGGTCGTGAACGAGCCGCTGCCGTTGCTGTCCACCTTCAACAGAAGGTCCTTGCCCTTTTGTGCCGCCATCTACAGCTCCTAAAATGAGCGAAAATCGAAGGGTGAGTAGAGGCCACAGATTGCGCCTACTCGCCGCTCCCTACGCGCTCTCCACTTCCGTCACCGCACGAAATCGCACGATGCCCTGAAACGTCTCGCCGTCCACATCGCGCCGGACGTCCGACGTCTCGTGTCTGAGGTTCACCAGCCGATATCCCGAAAGCTCGAGCGCTGCATCGTGCAGGCACACGCGCAACGCCTGAATGATCGCCAGCGCTTCCTGCCGCCCGGCCCCGCGCGACCAGACGTGCAGCGCAACTGAATGCTCCGCGCCCGTGTCGCTCGCCGTGCTCCAATCCCGCTCGCCCGCACGCGCGAACGTCACATACGGAAACGCTTTGCGGTCCGGCACATCGTCATAGACGCGTGCTCCGCCGAGCAGCGCCACCAGCGCGCTGTCGCTCGTCAGGCTCGCGTAGATCGCCTGCTGCAACGCCCAACTCGCGTTCGCCATCGCTCACCTCGGCTCCATCAAATCGCGCGCCTTCCTTGGCCCGCACGCGTGCAATCAGCATGTCATTGACGCGCGCAACGATCCTCGCCGTTGCAAGCGGCGTCGTCCTGACCGAAATCTTCACAGATCCTTCTCCTCGACCAGGCACCGCAGCCACTGTCGCCGGCCGTCGACGTCGCACGCCGACTTGATGTCGAGGACACGCGCCCCGAGCACGAAACGCATTGCTGGCACAATGTCGTCCCGGTAGCGGATCACGACCTCATGGCCCACTCTGCCCGCCGTGCGATCGAGCGAAACGCTCTCTCCGCCCCCGCGCGGCGTGACCCTGGCCCAAATGCTGGCGACATCCACCCACGTCACGGTCGAGCCGCCGCCGCCGTCGCCCGACCGCGACGCCGCTTGGAGCGTCAGCCGTTCTCGCAGCTGGCCGATATGGATGTCATCGCTCACAGCCGCACCACCTTGAACGGCAGCAGCAGGCTGGACACGGCAGCCGGGATCGTCATCTCCGCGCTGCCGATCTCGATCGGATCGCGATGCTCATGCCAATGCGCGACGAGCAACAGCAACGCCTGATGGATCGGAGCTGGCACGTCGGCGGCGGCATCACCGAACCCGGCAGTAAAATCGATCTCGATGCCCGCAGCCGGTCGGCCCGGCAGCGGCAACGGCCCACGTAGCACCAGTCGCGGCGGCTTGCTCGCGACGTCGACGAGATACTGGTTCGCCGCAACCACGCTCGCTTGGCCGGATGAGGAGATGACACGCACCTCGTCCACCGATTGCAGCGGACCGATCGGCAGTTCCACCACCGGCTTTTGCGGCCACCTATCAAGCTGCAGCCGCCAGCTCTGCGTCATCAGCGCCAGGCCCAGCGCTGCCTCTATATGCAGGCGCGACGTCAGGATGAGACTCGCGATCAGCGCGTCCTCCGCCTCGTCGGCCACACGCAAATGCGCCTTCGCCTCGGCAACCGTCACCGGCTCCAAGGCAGGCGCACCGGTCAGCACCAGTGCCATGTCAATCCTATCTGTTGATTGCGATCTCGGCGCCGCCCAGCGCGAGACGAACTCTTCGGCTGCAGCGCAGCCGGGGAGCGTCGTGTCGAAGACGCGCAAGCAGCAAAGCGACCCGCGTGAATGCGCGCCCCCGCGGAGCTGGCCCGCGCGTCAGCGCGGATCAGCCAGCGTGAGCGAAACAACGGGGCCGCCGCCAGGGGGACAACGGCGGCCCCGCTTCGACCTCGCGGCAGGGGAACCGCGACGCCAAACTATTCCCTCTCCCCATTCTTCATGGGGAAAGGCAGAGCGTGATCCAGCACGAGCGAACGCCCCTACCGCTGCAAAGCAGCGGTGGGAGCAAAGCGACCCGCGCGAATGCGCGCCCCCGCGGAGCTGCCGTCGCGGCACAGCCGCGAGGATCAGCAGCGTGAGCGAACCAAACTCAATCCCCGAACTTCAGCAGCTTGATCGCCTCGAAGTCCGCCACGCCGCCACCGACACGCTTGGTCGTGTAGAACAGCACGTACGGCTTCGCCGAATAGGGATCGCGCAGTACGCGAATGCCGACGCGATCGACGATGAGGTAGCCGCGGCGGAAATCGCCGAACGCAACCGACAGGCTGTCCGCCGCCATGTTCGGCATGTCTTCCGATTCCGCTACCGGATAGCCCAGCAGCGTCGACGCTTCCCCCGGCGAGCCCGACGGCTGCCAGAGATAGTTGTCGTCGCCGTCCTTCATCTTGCGGATCACCGACAGCGTCGCGCGGTTGAGCACGAAGTGCGCGTTGGCGCGGTAGCCGGCCTTCAGCGAGTAGATGAGGTCGATGAGCTTGTCCGCCGGATCCGACGCGGGGAACGCACCATCCGTTCCCGTCAGGAGATGACCCAGCTTGCCCCACTCCCACGACGCATTCGCGATCGTGTTGTAGGCGAGGAAGCCCTTCGGCTTGTTCGTGCCGTTGCCGGTAACGAACGCCGTGCCCTCCTGCTGGGCGAACGCGACGCGCACCTCGTCCGCCAGCCACTCGTCGATGTTGACGGCGCTGTCGTCGAGCAGCGACGAGGTCGCCGCCGGCATCGCGTAGAGCTCGGTCGTCGGGAACGACAGCTCATCCAGCGTTGGTGCGTTGGTCTGCGTGCGTGACGCCGTCTCCGCCACCCAGCCTGTCACCGGCCCCGAGATCGAGAACGGCCGCTTGTAGACCGAGCCCGACACCTGCCGGATCCCGGCGATGGCGCGAATGGGAGAGATATCGCGCAGCGCCCTATTGACCGTGCGCTCCGTCTCGTCCGGCACCAGGTAGCCGCCGTCCGGATCCGAGCCAGCGGACAACGCCTTGCGCTCGATATCGCGCAGCGCGCCGACGTCACCCCGGCGCACGTAGGTGTCGAATGCCGACTTGTGTGCGAGCGATGCGCCGGTCCGCGGCGCCGCCCCGCCGATGGCAGGACGCGCTGACTTGAGCGCCAGGTCATCGACCACGCGCCGATGTTCGTCGAGCGCTCGGTCGATACGGCTGAGCTTCTCCTCGATCAGCGGATCGGCAGCCGAGCGCCGCTCGAGACTATAGAGGCGCTCGTCGTTCGTCTCCTTGAACGCCTCGAAGGCGCGCATGAAATCATCGAAGGCCGCGCCGACGTTTCCGCCGCCCGCCTTCGTCTCCAGTTCCGACATGGGTACCTTGCCTTTACTCTACGCGTTGGAATTGAGAGAGGCCGCAGCCGCGCGCATCCGCTCAGCCAGGTGAGCCTCCTCGGTGTGGTGCCTGCCCGCATCCCGCAGGGCCTTGAGACCTTTGAAGCCCGAGCCCATCAGGGCACGCGCTTCGCTCCGCTTCAGCCCAGCATCCCGCGTGAGCCAGCGTTCGAATTCCCGCTCGGTCGGCAGCGCGCCCGAGAACGGCGAAGCCTTCACCGCCGCGATCCGCGCCTCCGGCAGCAGCGGAAACGTGACGACCGAAATCTCCCACAGATCGATTTTCTCCAGCCGCCTGAGGCCCGACGCGCGATCGCGCCGCCCCCGTACGGTGCGAAAACCGATCGACAAACCATCGAGCGCACCCGCCCGCATCAACGCGTGCACCTCGCGCGCCTTTGCCACCTCCGGCATCAGCCTCCCTTGCGCGTAGAGCCCGCGCGCGTCCTCACGCAGCGTCGTCCAAAAGCCGATCGGCTGGTTCGCGTCGTGCTGGAACAGCAGCTTGATCCCGGCGGTGCCGCGCGCCTTGAGACTGTCGGCGAACGCACCCGGCATCACCACGTCGCCCGCCAGGTCCTCGCGGTCGAACACGCTGGCATAGCCTTCGAAGCTGCCGTCCACCTCCACGCTCTTGAGGTCGAGCGCCATGAACTTCACCTCATGGGCGCGTGCACCGACGCGCGCGCTACCCTGCCGGGCGCCTGCAGTTGCCAGCATCAAAGTCTCCGAGTTTTTTCGAATTCCGTGTCGGCACCGGCTAGCGCCGTCACCGCGTGTTCGGCGCCCAACAGCCGCCCGCTTCTCGTACAACGTCAGGAAGCTCGCCCGCGCGATCCGCCCTATTCGCTGCGATCAGTCTCCAATACTTCGCGCGTCACGAACCAGAGGTATTCCCAAGGCGGGTCGCCGCCACCCGTCTATTGCCCGCCATCTGAGTTGCCCGCCGATACACGCGGCTGGTCAGGGCTGTACTTGACGAACGGCGCCCGCTAGTCGGTCTTTTCTTCAACTTCCACGGACGCGCCCGGAATCTGTCTCAATTCTTGCCCCAGCCGATTGGCAAGACTGAGCGCCGCATCACGCGTTCCGCCTTTGCTCGGATCGACATAGAAACACAGATCGAAGTCCGACGGCTCGAATACGTTTTCACCCGCAACCGCCGTGTCCGGGCGCCAAAGATCGATGTAGACTATATCCTTCTCGGGCTTAAGGTACGCGATCCTCGCGCCGAACTTGTTGAGGTCCGCAAATTTCCGGATGTCCGCGAAGAAGCGATCCCATTGACCGGGCTCGACCCTGACCTTGATCGTGCAAACGGCGAACTTCCCCTTTCCGAAGTCGAAGGTAGAGGCATCATTGTGCATGAGGTGCACTCCCGCCGCGAACAGCATCATTGGGAGGCCAACCAACGCCAGTAGAAATCCACGACTTCGAGCCGCCGACGCCATGATGTCTCTCGATGTTCGCTTTCAACATTCGATCCAATCTACCAAATCTACTCGGCCCTTGCTCCTCGCCAATTATCGCGGCATCAGATAGAACGTTGTTGCCTACGCCGCGCGTGGTCACGTTCCATGCCCCATTCGGCGCTTGCGTTGCAACGCGTTCGATTTGCCCGTCATAGAACACATGGAAGGGCAGTGTTCTATTCACTACTCTTAGACCGTCCGCGCTCATTCGGGTCCGGACATATCCGCCCGGAAATCCGCTTCTCGGATCCTCCACCAAATAGAGGCCATCGTTTATGGCCGGACGGGACGGATCCAGTCCAGGAACAGAATAACGCGCAAGCTGATCCGCCATTTCTTCCTTCGAACATCTAAAGCTCCGCTGCACACACTTCGTTTGTCACCGCATAGTCGTGCCAGCCACGCCTCGACGCACTGAAATCCGAACCATCGTCCTCTGCCAGACGGACGGGACTTTCACCTTCGTGCACGCCGCCCGACGAGCCGCTGCCGCCACCCCCATCCGTCTACTGCCCACCGTCGGAATTTCCAGCGGAGACACACGGCTCGTCGGGGTTGTATTTGACGAAGTGCGCCAGCGGCCGGCTCCCCGCGGGGGAGTCGTCGGGGCCACGAAAAGATCCCGCCTTGCCACCGAACGATGGCGCCGCCTCGTCGCTTGGCTCCGGCGCTGCTTCCTCGCGCGGCGCTGGCCCATAGCCCACCGCCGCGCGCTTTTCGTCCAGCGTCAGGAAGCTCGCCCGCTCGATACGCGCCCACAGCGCCTCGCGCTCGGTGCTTAGCCCATCCACCTGGTCGAGGTCGGCACGCAGCTCCACCGCGCCGCCATAGGCCGGCGCTAGCCACGCCGACAACGCCCGCGTCATGCGATGGACGAGCGGCAGCACCGTCCCGCGCCAGAAGGCGCGCTGCGCTTCGCCGTAGTTCGAATACGTGTTGTCGCCCGGTATCCCGAGCAGCATCGGCGGCACGCCCAGCGCCAGCGCGATGTCGCGCGCCGCGGCATGCTTCGCCGCGATGAAATCCATGTCCTTCGGCGACAGCGACAGCGGCTTCCAGTCGAGACCGCCTTCCAGCAGCATCGGCCGCCCGGCGTTACGCGCGCCCTGGAACGCTTCCTCCAGTTCGCCGCGCAGCCGCTTGAACTGCTCGGCCGTCAGGTTGCCGTTGCCCCCGCCGTAGACCAGCGCACCGGATGGCCGCGCAGAATTGTCGAGCAGCGCCTTGTTCCACGCCGACGTTTCGTTGTGGATGTCGATGGCCACAGCCGCCGCCTCGATCGGGCTCATGCCGTAGTGGTCGTTGTCGGGATGGAACAGCCGCGTGTGCAGGATCGGCCGCACGCCCGCCACCGCCTCCTCGGCGAAACGAACCGAAGTCCCATTGGCCGAATACTCGAAAGCCTCCGGCCATCCATTCGGCCCCGGAATCACCTTCATGCGATCGGGGCGCAAGACGTAAAGCTCCCGCAGGCGCCCGCCGACGCCGACAGCCTCCACGTAGGCGTTGCCGCTGACCAGCAGGAAGCCGTACCAGGCCTCGAGGAAATCGGGCGCCGTGTGATCGGGCGACGGGCGCGCGATGAGATCGAGCAGCGGGTGCCTATCGATCTCGTCATCACCGTCGTAGGCGAGCAGCGGCACCGACGCCGCCGCTTCCGCGATCATGCGCACCGAGCGGTAGACGATGGCGTTCTGCATGAAGCCTTCACGCGCGAAGGCGGAATAATCGCGCGGGCTCCACACCGGCTGGCCGAGCGGCTCCCACGCGATGAGCGGGCCGGTGGCACTCGCCTTGCCTTCTCGTCTTGGCGAGCGGGCAGGCAATAGCCGGCCGATCGCATCGAGGATGCGCGACATGCGTTTCCTTTTCAGTTTTGTGATTTCCCTCTCCCCATGCCCCTTCATGGGGAGAGGGTCAGGGTGAGGGGCAGAAGCTGGGCGCAGTTATTCGGGCCGCCCCTCACCCCAACCCTCTCCCCGCAAGCGGGGAGAGGGAGCTAGATCCTTCTCACCAGCGGCCGGCGCGGCCCATCGACCATCAGATCGGTCAGCGCCCACACCAGCGCATCCAGCCGATCAGGCGAGCGTCCGCGCGCCAGACCATCGGCACCGAACACGCACATCTGGTCCTCCAGCGCATCGAATGGCCCGACGTGCGCAACGCGGCCCTCGGCATAGAGCGCCGCCACCGGCTCCGCTCGAAGCCACTTGCCGCGCGTCGCACGCACCTGCCGCACCGCCACGTTCTCGTCGATCTGCCGCAACACCGCGGTCACGAGGTCGCCACCCTGGTTCACCTCGGCGACCACCCGGTCGGCCAGAAAGTCCGTATATGCGGCGATCGCTGCGCGCGCCCACACCTGCGGCTCGCGGCCCTGCAGCGTGCGGTCGGCGAGCACGTATGCACGCCCGTCCAGGCCACGCCCAGCCACGACAATACCGCAAGCATCGGAATCCGCAGTCGCCGTCACCGGCGGGTCGACCGCAACTACGATCTCGCCAAGCTCCGGCGCCGCACCGACGCGATGCGCTTCTATCCAATCTCGCCGCCACAGCGCGCCCGAAGTGTCGTCGATGATCTCGCCCAACAACTCCTGCCGACCCAGCGCCGTGCCCGCGTACCGCCTCGTCATCTCTGCGACGAACGACGGCGCAAGATTGCCAGCGTTGTCCGCTGTCGACGCCCGCGTGACAACTGTTCCCGCATCGGCGATCAGCCGTTTCACAAACGGCGTTGCGCGCGGCGTCGTCGTCGCCACCATCTGCGGCGCCTCTCCTAGCCTCAGCGCAAACTGCAGCATGTCCCATGTCTTCTGCGGCTGCCGCCACTTGGCGACCTCGTCGCACCATGCCGCATCGAACTGCGGTCCGCGCAGTCCGTCCGCATCCTCGGCCGAGAAGACTTGCGCGATGGCGCCGGACGCAAACGTGATCTGTCCCTTCGATGGCTCGAACTGCGGCCGCTCGCGCGCCAATCCCACCGACAGTATCCCTGAAACGCCTTCGATCATCACGCGGCGCACGTCGCCCAGCGTTTCACCGACGAGCGCGATGCGCCGCGCTGGAGACGCTCCGTCGTGCGTGCGACCGAGCGCTTTCGCGGTGACCCACTCTGCACCCGCACGCGTCTTGCCCGCGCCTCTGCCACCGAGGATCAGCCACACGCGCCATGCCTCATCTGTCTTCGCAACTGTCGGCGGAAGCTGGTCCTCGCGCGCCCACAGCGGCCAATGCGCTAAGATCAGCTCCAGCTCGTCGCGCGTGAATTCACTGAGATCCTCGCTCAATTTCCCGGCGTTTCTGGATGCGCTCAAAGCGCTCGACAATCTCGCGCTGAAGCCGCTCAACTTCGTCATTTCCACCGCCGTTGGCTTGCGCGTCTTTCCCCTCGCTCTCCTCAGGCCCTCCGACCTTCTGAAGCCCACCGATCATCGACGTCACGACTTTCGTGTGGCGCTCTAACTCGGCCGGCTCCATGTCGCCCGATTGCATGCCCTGCTCCATCTCTTTGAGCTTCCTGTTGATCACCTTGCACATCCGCCGCTTGATCATCACCCGCACGTCGCGAGCGCGCTTCTTCGCTGGCGGGGGTTTCGCGATGCCGGCAGTGCCTTCGCTGGCAGCTTTGATCACCGCCCTTCGCCGCGGCCAGCCGTATAGTCTCGCAAGTTTGCAGATGTAGGCGCCCGTGCAATTGTGCCTCTTGCCGATGGCATCGAGCGTCAGCACTCCGGCATCGTGCTGCGCCTGGATCACGACTAGCGTCGCATCGTCGAACCGCTTGGTCCGCCGTTTTTCACTCAT